GTTTGGAGCAGAAAGAATGCGGTTGGCTGTTTCACCACATTCACACCTAAAACTGATCGACTCATAATCAGTCAGTCTTTCGGTTTTATGCCCGTTTGCACAGGCAAAATCAAACATTCTTTTCATTGAATATCCTCGTATGCTCTCTCGCTTGCCTCTTTCAAGGTTTTAAGCCAAGTAAGTATAGAAAGTTCACCTTTTTTGAATTGTAGGCTTTGTTCATCAGAAATCACAGATATATTATTCAAGGATGCAATCATGGTGTCAATATCCTCCACCAAGTCTTTCCACCCATCACTTCCCATCATAGAGAAGCGATCTTCATAATATTTCTGGAGTTCTGGGGTCATGCGCCAATGCTTTCAGCTTGTGCAGCTTGATAAGCCGCAATGACTGCCTCAGTCCAAGCCACATTGCAGATTGCAACGACATTGGCAGGAATGCCCGTCAAGTCTTGCCCCGGCACAAGGCTAGTCCGGTGATAGGTCTTGCTCAGTTCGTTGCCATCTTCCATGATGCGAGTTGCCTCACGATAGAGAACGATGCCGTTCTCAGTGACGGTGATTTGGTCGATGGCGGTTGATTTGGTGAGTGACATGGTGGTTCCTTAAACAAAATAAGTAATTGAAAAACCTACGCCGCTACCGGCAGCAAACGAAGCAGTAACATACAAAGCGCCAGTTGTAGATGCGTTATATAAAGCAAGAACGCCTGTTACTGCGCTATCGCTAATTGCGCCACACGCAGAAATGGTTCCGCTTCCACCAATACCCGCAAAAGGAATACCAGTAATATTTCCGACACTGCCTGTACAGGTAAATGTGCCGCCTGATTGTTCAAAAGTAAGAGTTACTTGTCTTCCTACTTTTACATATCTTGCTATACCTGTCGGAGAACCTGTTATCGAATTAAATACAGGAGTCCAAGTCCCCTCCTCATAATCATCTAGCGTGTTTGCGTTAGATGATGCTGATTGAGTTGCGGGGAATGTGATGCCAGCGCCGGATGTTGATGGGGTTGCATTACCAACGCCAATGGTGTTTAAAGTTTGAAGACCACCGCTTGCATCAAGGGTCATTGCCGCTGATGCTGACCAAACAGGAACACCGCTTGTTGCTGTTGATTGATAAAATTCTAATGCGCTAGCCACCGCTGAAGAAGTAGCAATTTTCCAACTTTTACCTACAGACGCAGTTGAATCCTCAAGATACAAACCTGTTGTGCCGTCATAACTCACAGAAAGCTGCGGTCTTGTTGTGGTCACTACTTGTAGTCTGTTTTGTGGGGCAGTTACCCCAATACCCAAGTTACCGCTGGAGTCGATACGCATAGCCTCCGCACCGCCTTCAGAGAAAGCAATGGTGTCAGCCGCAGGGAAGAAGATGCCTGTGTTGGTGTCGCCTGTTGTGGTGATGGCAGGGGCTGCTGCTGTTCCAGCTTGCACAGTTGTAACGCCCGTAGCACTTAGCGTAGTAAACGCACCCGTAGCCGGAGTGGTTGCACCCACAGTACCGTTGAGTGCGCCACCCGTAATAGTTGGACTAGTCAGCGTCTTATTCGTCAGCGTGTCAGTCGTTGCTTTACCAACCAAAGTGTCAGTAGCCGCAGGAAGCGTCAAAGTGGTAGTACCTGCCACCGCAGTTGCTTGCAATGTGGTTGTCCCTGATGTAGAACCAGAGATTTCAACAGCATTAGGTTTTAGAGATACTGTGGTTGCCATGATTAATTCCTTTATACATCAAATTGTAAGTGCTTTTAGAAAAACATCAAGAAGTTGCTATTGCTACCACTTGGCGCAGGAGGTGCAGTAAACACCCACCCAGAGTTATTGCCCCCGTTTGTGCTGTTTGCCCCTGCATACCAACCCGCCCCACCCGTGGCTGTAGATCTACTGATTGACAGATAGTCAGAACTCACAGTCCCGCTTGCCTTAGATAAGGTGTGGCTTGCCGCAGTGACTGAGCCAATGGTTAGAAGTCTTGTAGATTCTCCACTAGCATTCCAATCGGTAAATGTGCTAGTTGTTGCCGCCGTGAACAGAATAGACGTTGCACCAGTGCTTTTATAAGTATTGGTAATGTTGCTAAATGTGTTTGAGCCTGTAATGGTTAAAGCGCCAGCACCACCTTGGTTAAGTGTGCAGTTAAACGTAGAGCCACCGCCAACAAACGTCTTGGCAGTTGCGGCAGTCATGGAGATTGTGCCTGCACCTGTCCCTGCTGTTGTTGTAAAGTTAGTGGGTGCGGCGTTGTTAAATGATGTAGTGTTTGGGTCTGGGCAGACTAAAGTACCACCATTAAATGTAAGATTCTTTGTCCCTGTTACAGTTGTAAATCTTGTTCCAACAGTATATGTAAAGCCATTTAAATCTAATGTTCCGTTTACTATTTGTGTAAAATTCGTTGAACTTTGCGTCAAGGCATCTTGCAAAGTAACCGATCCACTTGGAGTATTAATATTTATTAGTTGCGTAAATGTTTTGCTTGCACTTGTAATTGTTTGTGTAGTTCGCCCTAAAAAAGAAACTGATCCAGTACCAGATAAAGTTATACCTGTGCCATTTGTCCAATTACCATAAATTAATACCCCATTGGTGCTTGTTGCTAACGTCATCGTATTTGACGTTCTCAACGACATATCTATTGTGCCAATGTTGTAATTGGCATTTATTGTTGTCGTAGAACCAGATGCAGGGTATGTTGCCGCAGGGAATACGGCAGTATCTTGCGCTAATGGGAACTGAGTTGCATCTAATGCACCACCAGATGTAGCAGACCAAGAACCTGTACTAGTTGTGCCCCAGTCGGCAGACCCAGTCTGACGATAAAACACAGTCTTACTCGCAGGAAAAGTAATTCCGCTATTGCCTTTGCAATCCCCAAGTCTTGTTCCAGAAGCAGGGGATGCCGCTCCTGCAATAGTTATATCTCTAAAGTCAGTATCAGTTAAAGATACTGCCGCACAGGTTAATGTGCGTGTAGTGTTAAAAGTGTTAGATGAAATCTGCATACGATATGCCGCCGCAGTACCAGCACTAACTGTTAATGTTCCATTTATTGTTTGGTTTGCGCTAAGACTTAATACGCCAATTCCAACAGTTGTTCTACCAGTTATGGATAGGTTATTGAATGTATTTGCGCCTGTTATTGATCCTGTAGTTATTGCGGCAGATGTAAACGCTACGTTGTAAAAAGTTTGTCCACCACCAGAAAATGTTGGCGATCCTGTAGAACAATTTATTTGGGAAGTTCCAGCGTTAAAAGTAAGATTAGTAGATGTTGTAAAAATAATGGGAAAACTACCTGCTGATGAAAGAGTAGACGCATTTAAATTAATTGTTCTTACGTTTGAGTTACTAGAACTAAGAGTGGCGCAAGTTACAGCATAATTTCCTGATGATGAGGTATCAAATGTTCCGTTAGTTACTGTGATTATTTGACTTGTAACAGTTAAAGCACTACCTAAAGTCCACCCACCGCCTACACCATCAAAAGTAACATCGCCAAAAAAAGAAACTCCATTGGTAGTGACAGTTTTTCCTGTGCTTGTTGCATTAAATGTGGTTGTTCCTGTATATGTGCGAGTAAAGTTTGTGGCTTGAAACGTAAGACTGCCTGATACTGTCAATCCAATACTTGTACCAGCAAGCGTCATCGTTCCATCAAGCCCTGACGCTGTAAAGTTATTACAGACCCTTGGCGAATTTGCCATAGTGACTGTAAATGCACCAGTCCCTACATTTGAGTTTGCATCAAAAAATACGTTATCTGATGCAGTTGGGACAGACGCACCACCAGCCCCGCCTGATGACGTAGACCAATTAACCGTGTTGGTGCTACTCCAAGAACCTGTGCCAAGAATCCAATACCGATCAGCCATTAGACCTCCTCAATAGGAGTTTCTTCAGTGGGGGGCGCAGTAATTACAGCAAGCCAGTTGTCGTATCTTTGCTGTTGCATGGCTAAGATTTCTTCTGCCGTTAGCCCATGATCGTCAGGCAAATGCAAGGCATCTGAGAATGTGCCGTACTGAGATGAAAAAGAAAAGTCAATCTTCATGGTCATGCCTGTGTGGTGACTGCAATCACATCCCAACGTGTATTGTTAGCGTTGTATATACAACCCACATACGTTGTTTTGCTGATGGTTGTTGCTGTTGGCAAAGTCACCCCAATAACTGTGTAGGTTGCATTCCAAGTCAATGCTCTGCTTGTGCCGTTATCCAACAACCTGAATATCAGCTTCTCTCCATTTGTAGGAGTGCCAACAGGGGCATTGATTGTTAATGCTGATGCCAAGGCTGTATATGCGTAAATGTCTCCAACAGACACATCAGGAGTTAAAGTGGTAGCAGTTGATGCTGTAACATCTCTTGGCTTAATGCGTTTATTGGTTAAGGTTGCAACTCCTGCCTCGCTAATTCCAGCACCCCCAGAAGTAACAAGTTTTATTCTCTCTTGCAACTCAGGCGCAACTACTTCACCAACATTCAACTCTTTACCTGTTGACAAGGTAATAACCAACGAACCATCAAAGTCAATCTTGGCATCTGTAACAGAAATTCCATCTGCACCATCTACGCCATCTTTTCCTGGCGCACCATTTAATCCATTCTTACCATCTATGCCTTGGCGACCATCAGCACCCTTGTCGCCCTTATCTCCCTTGTCACCCTTCTCAGGAACAATAGATTTGGCAATCTCTAGTTGTGCGCTGACCTTGTTCTCCATCACTTTGATGGCCTCAACAATCAGATCAACATTGTCTTGAATAGCTGTTTCTTCTTGCTGGCGCATAGCCACCAAGGTTTCTTCCATCTTATTGATGGCATCTAGCTTCTCATCAAAAGATGAGTCTGTTGACTCAATACTTTGGATAAGTTCCTTGATACTAGACATTTTGATTTAGACCATCTGTGAGTTTGGTAAGAAAATCTTGCTTGACTTTTGACTGAGCATTAACCTTATCAGCCATTTGCAACTCGACAATCTTGGACTTGTTCTTAATGTCAGCTTCTTTGAGCATCAAGTCAGCAATCTTGACTCGCTTGTCAAACTCCCTTTGATTAGCATCATCATCATTAGGTAGATTCTTAGTCAAAGATGCACTCATCTTGGCTTGCACTTCTTGAGGCATCAACTGAGCCTCAATAGACAACTTCTGAGCCTCTGCCCGATTCTGTTCAGCTTGAGTCGTATTGACAGCAATTTGAGCCTGTGCAGCTTGCATAGCCAACTGCTGTTGCATTTGTTGCATTTGCTCTGCTTGCGGATTAGGTTGGCTCATCTTGTCCAACTGTTCCATCAGTTCATAGCGGTTGGTCAATGAAGAATTAGCCAAAACACCCTTCAGAATCAATGGCAACACAGGAGTGTTAGGGCCAAGAGTCTGAAGCAACCCAATGAACATCTGTTGTTCATGCTCACGGGCAATGATCCCCAGAGTAGCAGTGGGAATGAAGGTCATGTCCACAGATGGGTAACGCTCTGGGTCAAACTGCATATAGCGGAAAGCCGCCTTCTGGATGAAGGGAATCAAGAAGTCTTCTTGGAAGTTCACCAGAGTACGCTTGTACTTCTTGATGATGGTGGCAACTGCCATAGACATACCGCCTTGGCCCATGTCTCTAGCACCAGCACTGACCATGCCTTGAGAATCCAAAGTTCCCGTGGATTGCAGGAGCATACGCTCGAAATCCTTGGCAGTGGCTAGGTTGTTGCCATCAGTCTGCCCAAACTTGAAGGGATACAGAATCTCTGAAGGTGCGCCATTGGTGAGAATGGCTTTCCCAGGCTTGACTTCAAACTTAGCGCCACGGGGCAAACGGGTTGCATCCATTGCAATCATGGGGCTGGTGGTCAGCGCCAATGAATCCAAGTGAGAACGAATCTGAGCATCAATAGCCTTTTGCATATTGAAGGCTTTTTCCACTGTCCCACGCCCTAAAAGACGATTTGGAACAGTGTCATCTTGGTAGGTTAGAACAGGGCGATCCTTCATCATGTAAGGATTTGCCTCTGCTTTGAGCAACTGCCCATCATTGGCAATCACGACAATGGCTTCAACCATGTCTGAATATTCCTCAGCAGCGGAACTCTCAGGAAACAAATCAACAATATTCCTGTTTTCCTCAAGGTTCTCTAGGTACTCACGGGGAACCAAACCATAGTAGGTGAGCAAAAGCACCTTTTCATCCTGATACTGGCTCACCTCTTGGGTAGGTTCTAGGTCAGTGTCTTCATAGGTAGGCGTAATGTCTACTTTGCGGTAAATTCCACGCTCAATGCCTTCAACAATCTTGTGAATAGAGATGTACTTCTCAATTGCCACCCCCATACAGTCATCGACTGAGGTTCCATTGGGGTCGAAAAGGAAGTTTTTGGGGTTAACAGGTGAAATCTTGACCGAAATCCTGTCTTTTTCCACTACGCCAATGGCGGCTTGGCCCATTTGCCCAGGAATTGCCTGAGTAGAGGGTACAAACTGCTTTTCAGTCTTAACGACAATCTCGCCAATGCCTGTGCCGTAGATTTCCGCCATCAACTCAATGGCATCAATAGATTTGCGAATCTTGTCCCGCTTGAAATCCTCCATTAACTGGGCTTTTAAGATGCCCACATCGATGGGGTTGTTGTTCACATCCCGAATGTCATCTTGAATGTCAAAGAACTCGCCTTGACCAAAGATAGCTTCCATGATCTCAGCATGGCGAGTCTCTACGGCTTGTTGTGTGGCAGGGGTTACGATGCGTGAACGCTCAGACTCACGGGTTTTGTCTTCAGATGCCCACTGACCACGAAAGATTCGCTCGTATTCAAGCCAAT